AACTTCTCCTTTTTTGGTTCCTTCCAATGCCAGGTATGCTTTACGTTCATTGTTGATGTGCTCATCATTGACACCTCTTCTGGCGTAGGCGTTAAAAAACAGTGGGATAATTCCATATTCATAATTCTTTTCTTTCCATTGTGATAGACACATTTTAAATTCTGCCTCAAATACAGAACCTCCCTTATCCATTTCCCCTCCAGTTCCCCAAGCGATAAACTGCTGTTGCATAGTCATCTTCTTAGTTTCTGGGTTGTACTTAAATAAAGCAGGTCTACCTTCCCTCATCATCTCTCCAAAGATATCGAATAGACCAATCTCATCGATGAATACCGCTGATGGAGAACCACCATTAATAGCATCTACCTGTGGGCTATCTACCTGGAAGCGTGAAGCACCCCCTTCATCTCTACCTTTCTTATCCCCTTTCTTATCGAAGGACATAACCTGGTCAGTCCAGTTCTTTACTTCTTGGGCCAGGTAATCAGGAATCTTTGTGTATGTCCACTTTACCTTATCCCTAAATATCTCTACCCCCTTGTCTTTAGAATGGGTAACGAATTTAATGAAGTAAGATTTGTTGAGGTTCACCCGTTTCATTCCTGCTAGACACATTGTAGTGGTAAAACCAATCTGGCGTGCCTTACCTATCATCATAGAATATCCACAGTCGAATAAAAACAATAGCACCTTTTGAGCATCCCACGCTTGATAACGTAGCATACCATGGTCAGCTTTATCTTCCTTTATCCATCCGTATTTATTACAGAAGTACAGGGTGTTGTCATTACATCGTTGGATTTCTCTAGATAGGAAGTCATACTGATCCTCTTCATTGTCGAAGTCAGTTATGATTGTATCATCCTCTAGCCATTGTCTGGCTTGTTCGCAATAAAGCTCGAAGTTCTTGTATTTAATCTTATTCTGCCACCCACTATTTACGGAGTCTATCCAATCAACAAAGTCTTTAGGATATTCAAATTCTGCGTGGTTAGGTTTCCAGTCAGATGTTCTTACAAGCTTCGAAACTCTATCGTCTTTTTCTTTAAGACGCATATAGTCTATTTTTTCTTTGCTGGCTTCGCTTTCTTCTTTTTAATTTCTTCAGCAGCAGCGTAAGCCTTCTTGATTAGTTTTGGGTCAATACCCGATTTCTTATTCATCATGATTTTTTCTTTTTGAATTTACGAATCATAGCAAGCTTCTTCTCGTCTTTCTCCATTTTCTTAGACTCGCCTTTCTCATGCTTTGCCATATCTTTTTTAGAAGAGTACTTCTCTTCTCCCATAGAGCCTTCATACTCCATCATTGCTTTTTTAAGCGCCATTCCCTTTTTCATATACTTCCTCCTTTTTCTTTTCTATATTTCTCAGATGTTATTCTCTTAGACATAAACTCTGGCTTATTGTTTCCAGTACTTCTATACTCAGTGACAGATCTTTTTCCAGACGGTCTTTGTTTAACAGAAAATGCTGTTTCAGCTTCACCCTTACGAATAGCTTGCTTAGCTTTCATCTTAGATAATGGTCCAGTATAAGTAGCAGTAGGCTTAACCTCTACTTCCTGTAGTTTATTTGGATTCTCTTCTGTACTTCCTTGATTTAAAATCTTAGACAATACTTTTCCTTTTTTAGGTGGTAACATAGCTTATAGTTTAATCACAGTATTTTTTATCCTTCGTATTCTTATACATCAACTTAAAAGGAACCTTAGAAGTTGGTGCTTCATCTTTAAGTTCAGCAGCAGCAGGTGGTCTACCTTCTACCCTCCCCTTGTCTACGTAGCTTCCATTCTTCTTTGGATTAGAAGCATAATACTTATCTGTTTTCATAATCTTTTTTTGGTAAAGATAATAAAATTCTTATTCTGTATATTCGTACTCTACCTCCAGGTCACCATTAACCCTCGGCATTCTATCATACTCCCTAGTACAGTAAAACATCTTCTTAATAGTTCCCTTGTAAAAATAAATAGGATTAACCATATACGTTCTCCTATTCTTCTCAGTAGTAAACCTTATAGCATCAGCCTCACATAACTCAGCAATACTCTTCTGTACATAACGCATACTCATATCAGTCAACTGCTGAATATCCCTTAGGCTATAATTCCTAAGAGCATTACCATAGTTCATCTGCCTAACCAAAAACCTCAACATCTTATTTGTCGCAGGCTTCAAGTTATCCATAAGATCCAAACTCTCCACAAACGAAATCACATAGCGCATCTTTTTGCGTCTAAGCAAGTTCTCTACTAACACATCAGCCTCAGCCTCATAAGTCTCAGCCAGCTTCCTGTACTCATTCCCATCTTTGTAATACAAGTCCAGGTCCTTCTTCCTTCTATTGATTACCCTGTCAGCTTCCAACAGGATCAAATCAAATACAATGTTATTTTTTTCTTTCATCGATTATCTTCTCTACATTTAATTTCAACTTCTTTAAATGAGAGAGATTTATCCTATGCTTTGTATGCTCATAGTATATCATACCATTTAACGCCCTACTGAATTCCACTACATTCATGTTCCCCTTCATCTTATTACAATCCCCACAACATGGAACCTTATTGGCATTACTCAATACTCCACCACGACTCTTAGGATACAAATGATCCACAGTCCTACTATAATCATCCAACTGCGTCTTACAATATGCACAGACAGATAAATCTACTCCTCCTTTACTAATCATAACTGCAAAATTAATTAAAAAACACTATACTTTGTAACCACCCTATAGCGTTACAACTTGTAACCACCAATGACATACCTAAATCCCTATCCCTATTGACTTACATTAAAATCCTCTATATACTGTTTATCACTAAAGAGCTTAATAAGAAAATCAATGATCAGATTAAGATATATAAGACATAGTAATTACGAAGTAAATACCTATGGATTAGATAACGTATCGTCATGCCACCATCCCTATAGTACTATATCCCCTCCCCTATTCTAATACGCTAATCAAGTATCTAATTGGAAGTATCTATGCTGTCCTGGGATTACTTACTTATCCCTATGGTTGGTTTGAAAATTAATCTGTGTTTTTAGGAGTCCTATACGTGTACTACTATCCCCTCCCACTTCTCAAAGGAAAATGCAATCTCAATTATCGCTTTCAATGATACTAGTTAACTATCTTTAATTCAATGAGTTAACTTCGTATTGTGGTATCTCATTCACTTATATTATTACTTCATATCATTGAGTCTAATATATTCACTTTCAATGATTTACGTTTATCAATTTTCGTGTGAAAAAGTAGACTGATATAATATGTTTACAGATTAGTAACACTTTCATGTAATAATCCATCTTAGTTATTCGTAAATAATGGCCACAATTAAGCCTTTTAATTCATTCGTTTTATCGAAAAAATACCTTTATTTCATTGGAAATTCAATAAATTTATCTTTTCTTAATTCATTGATTTTCAGTTAGTTAGATATTAATTTTCAAAATAAGTGAAATAAAATTTGGATTAATCAAAATAGAATTTATATCTTTGTATCGTCTTCAATGGCAAACGTGCTAACAAATTGAATGACACACACGAACAAAGTTTTTAATGTTATGCGAATCAAAAGTAGCTAGTTGAAAGCCTTGAATAAAAACTAGAGTCAATCTTTAGAGTGCCGTTTTTTCGGACGTGTGACGTTCTTTTCATTTATTGATAATTGACGTAAAGAATTTACACGGGTCGCGTCAAACCTAGTCCATGCAAGTTAACACTATTAACACGTTGTGAAATGTAGTTATAAACTATTATAGGGATATAATAGGGTCTATTGCTTTGAAATAACGCATACGCCAAATGTATGTATGTATGGGGGTGAACTATGTTCATTCAGAACGCTATTAATAGAATTTAATAAACGGAGAAAGGCTGAAAGGTCTGAAATAGAATAAAAAAATAGCCGTGTTTACTATGAGTAATTAACTAGAAGCGAAATCTAGCATGGCACTAACCAATAAAAACAAATCAAAATGAGTGCAATTAACACAAAAAACAATGCAAAAAAAGTTGTTGAATTATTGAATGAATTAGTAATTAAACCAACAACTAAAAAAACAGAGAACAAAGTAGTAAGAGTAACAACTACAAAAAAAGCTATTCAAGTGAATAACAAAGGGGTTAAGATTAACTATCTAGCCGAAAATGTAACGGGTAAACAAATGATGAAAGCCATTTATGACGCGAATAACAAGCATAAAAAAGATTTAGGTTCATTGAGTCAATGTTTGAAAAGAGCCATTGAATTTGGAACGGAGGATTTTACCAAAACAATTAAGGGATTCAATGTAAAGGATTGCACCCCGAAAAACTTAGTGCCGTTACGTAGCGTAAAAAATGCAAGTAAAGAAACATTTAGCGTGTAC